CCGGGTGCGGCTGACCTTTGTTAAATCTGAGTTCAAGGAGCCTCAAGAAGAGCAAGAGCCATGAGCTTAGTGGCTGAAGCAGTATCAGCTGATGCTGACTTTGACCTGGATCTGGACTTCCCTGAATCCTTGGAGTTCTTGTTCGACAAGGACTTGCGCTACAAGGTAGCCTATGGAGGCAGGGGTGGCCTAAAGAGCTGGAATTTTGCACGAGCACTTCTCCTCATTGGTGCTGAAGAGCCTGTCCGGGTGTTGTGTGGACGGGAATATCAGAACTCAATCAAAGAATCAGTGCACCATGTGCTCTCTGAGCAGATTGAGGAGCTGGGCCTTCAAGATGACTACCACATAGGCCAGCAGGAGATCACAGGCTACAATGGCACAGAGTTCATATTTGCTGGCATAAAGACCAACCCACTGAAGATCAAGTCCATGGAGGGCATTGATATAGCATGGATAGAGGAGGCTGAAGCAGTCAGCAATGCCTCCTGGAAGGTGCTCATCCCCACTATCCGCAAGCCAGGCAGTCAGATTTGGATTAGCTTTAACACTGGGGATGAGTCAGACCCAACCTATCAGCGCTTTGTGGTCAATACTCCTCCTAGAACCAAGGTCATCAAGCTTACATACAAGGATAACAAGTGGCTCAGCCGTGAACTATATGATGAAATGGTCCATATGCGGGGCACTGACTATGAGTCATATCTGAATGTATGGGAAGGGGAGATCAGGCAGAACAGCAGTGCCAAGGTTCTTCGCAATAAATGCATCTCAACCTGGTTTGAGCCTGGGCTGGACTGGGATGGCCCTTATTTTGGTGCTGATTGGGGCTTTGCTGAAGACCCTTCCACCTTGATCAAGTGCTGGATACATGGCAATAAGCTGTACATTGAGAAGGAAATGTATGGTAAGCACATTGAACTCAATGATCTTAGCAGCAGGTATACTGCCACGATGCCAGAGGCAAAGCACTTTGCCATTAGGGGTGACAACTCTAGGCCAGAGACAATCAGCCATGTAAGGCAAATGGGTTACCCAAAGCTCATGGCTGCAGGGAAGTGGCCAGGCAGTGTAGAGGATGGCATAGCATTTCTGCGTGGGTTTAAACAGATCGTGATACACCCTGATTGTCCAAAGACCTATGAGGAGAGCAAGCTTTGGAGATATAAGGTTGATAGACTCACAGAGGATGTGCTGCCAATCCTGGTTGATGGGAATGACCACTGCTGGGATGCTGTAAGATATGCTCTGGAGCCAATCATCAAATCAAGTAAGCTGGGGTTGCTCAGCTTCTACTCAGGGCAAGTTGCCCTAAAACAACAGCAAAGGAGATAGACAATGAGTGAATCAGTGAAGATGTCATACCTGAAGGGCAAGGCAGTCAAGATTGAGCACAAACACCTGGAAGTAGCAGCACCAGAGGGTCACCCCAACGCAGGGGAGATCATCAAGATGGATCAGACCTACATTGAAACTGCAGAGGGCTGGGTGATGACCTTCCCGGCTGACGTGCCCATCCAGCCTGGTCAAGAGATCCGCATCACATTTGATGCCAAGATAATGCTGGCCAGAGCATAAACCACAACTCAGCAAGGGGCTAGAGCATGGACAATAATGGTGGCAAGGAAAAGGGTCAGGGCAAAGCAGCACTAGCCCAGCAGCAAGGGGCAAAGACTGCTGACATGGGGTTTAAAGCCCGACTGATCCAAGGCTGGAAAGTCATCGTGGGTGATGCAGTTGTGGCCTCTCCAGCTGATCAGTTATTGATGAAGATTGGACCAGACCCCACTGCCAACCAGCAGCCTGACCAAGCACCATTTGGCCCTCTCCAGCCCCTTCCTGCTGTCTATCAGAACACCATGGTTGGCCGGCAGCTTGACTACAAGCCAGGGCATAACCTCAATTACCAGCCCAGGCAAGAAGAGGGCACCAGCTTTGTTCAGCTGCGCCAGCTTGCTGACAGCTATGACCTATTGCGCCTGGCCATAGAGACACGGAAAGACCAACTTTGCAAACTCAGCTGGGGCATACACTACAAGGACAAAGAGAAGGACCCAGATGACCGCTGCAAAGCCATTGAAGACCAGCTTGCATTCCCTGATGGTGAGCACGATTGGGCAATCTGGCTGCGCATGCTGCTTGAGGACATGTTTGTCATTGATGCAGTCACGATTTATCCCAGAGTCAACAAAGGGGGGCAGCTGCTATCCTTGGACCTTATTGATGGTGCCCTCATCAGCCGCAAAGTAGATGCTTCTGGCAGGACACCACAGCCTCCTTCTGTTGCCTATCAGCAGATCATAAAGGGCATGCCTGCAGTGGACTATTGCCGGTTGGACCTCTCCCCCAAGCCTGTAGCAGTTCTCGGCTCAGAGCTGCTTTACTCTCCACGCAATCAGCGCACATGGAAGTTCTATGGGCTATCCCATGTTGAGCAAGTCATAATCACAGTAAACATCGCACTGCGCAGGCAGCTCTATCAGCTCCAGTACTATACAGAAGGGAGCATGCCTGACTCTTTGATCCCCTGCCCACCTGAGTGGACTGCTGACCAAGTGGCCCAAATGCAGGAACTGTTTGACACCATGCTATCGGGCAATACGGCTGAACGCCGCAAAGCCAGGTTCATTCCTGGTGGGCAGGGGCTCACCCCTTTTGACACCAAGTCACAGGCCCTCAAGGATGAGTATGATGACTGGCTGGCTAGAGTGGTGTGCTACTGCTTTTCCCTCCCCCCAACTGCATTTGTGAAGCAGGCAAACCGGGCCACTGCAGACAATGCCAAGGATGCTGCAGAAGAGGAGGGCAACGGGCCTGCTATGCAGTATGTTAAGAGCCTGATGGATTTGGTTTTGGCCAGGTTCTTTGGGCGTGATGTTGAGTTTGTCTGGGGTGAAGAACGGGACATTGACCCCCTTGTACAGGCCCAAATTGATGAGATCTACATGGCTGCATATGTCACCTCCCCTGAGGAGGTCAGGAAGGATCTGGGCAAGAAAGGGCCACCACCAGAGAAGCCATTGCCAC